GTGCCAGAAGATATCAAACTTGCTTGCATGCTTTTAATCAATGATATTCTTTCAAATGATTATAATTGGAGAAATAAATATTTGTCTCAAGTTGAACTCAGCGAGATATCCTTTAAAATGGCTGGCGGGGCTTTCAATGGTACAGGAAATATCACAGTAGATAATATTCTTGATCAATATCGTAAGACAAATATAGTGATAATCTAATGTTTAATAAAAATCTTAAAAATTCATTTATGGGTTCAGTTATGAATATGGCTGCAGATATATATATCCAGCAAAATATTCAAGACCCAAATACTGGAGCTATTAAACGTGAATGGATATATTCAAAAACTATTCAATGTAAGGTTGAGCCAGTGAAGATGAAGGGTGCTTCAACAAGAACAGACAATAAAACATTTGCTAAAAGTTCAGATATGAATTATGATGAAAAATTTCAACTTAAAATGTATTGTTTTGAACTTCTAAGTAAGCGTTGGCGTATTGAAAATATAAGGTCAAGTGATGGGAAAAAGGTATTTATTGAAATTGATAGAATAAGTAATCCAGATACAAAATTTGAAATAACTTCTTCTCACGCACTTTTAGATCCATTTGGTAAAATAGCTTATTATGAGGCGGTTCTTCTAAGAACTGAACTACAAGATGACAGTCAAGCTTGAGGTTGATTCTAAACAATTAGTTCAACAACTTGAGGGCTTTGTAGAAAGTCTAGATGAATTAACTGCTCCCTCTGTATTATCTCAAATTGCTAGAGCTACATTTTCAATAACTGGTGAAAGATTTATGATTGCAGCAGATAATTATGCAAGATTAAATCCTAAAAAAATGCATCACGTTTATGAGTGGGGTAAGGTAGGGGTTGCTACATCAAGACTTTTTGTTCTTGAAAGAAGTCAAATTCTATACGGTAACTTAGTTGTATCTGGAAAATTTTTGCCTTCAAGAATGCCTGTTCCAATAAATCCGCAATTGTTACAGCCAGGTAAAACTGGTAAAACTGTTTCATCAAAAAATATTTTTAGAAATAAAGCAGATGTTATGGAAGCAGGAACTCCAGTTTCATTTCAGGCAAAAAGAGTTCTTGCTTTTATGGGCGGTAGTGATATTGCCTTCATAGCCCCTGGGACTCAAATTAATATTCTTCATCCTGGAGGCATACAGACTAAAAATGCTTTTGCTTCATTTATGGTTGAATGGTATACAAAAAATGGAAATGTAATTATGGATGCATCAGGGTTTTATGATAGACTTGCTAATGATGTATCTTTAGTTTTAAATTCAAATGCTCCATCTATTACAAAGGTTAGAGCAGCGGTTACTAAAATTGCAGACGAGGTAGACTTAGGAGTTGTTATTATATGACAGTAGATTATTCAAGAATAGCAGCATTTGATATCAGAAATGCAATGTGGGAAGAGCTTCAGAACGCAGAAATTTTTAATTCTAATGATTACATGGCTGAAGGGTTTAATTATCCACTTGTTCCAATAATACCTTCTCAACAAGTACCAGAGTTTAATAATTTGCTTCCAGGAAAAACATATATTACTTATGATATAGTTCAAAAACCTTATGGGGTTCAGTGGTGGATTTCTGATGAAAATATGGTTATGCAAATAGTATCAAGAAGTAATTCTGAAATTATAACAATATCTAATTTTTTAACTGACCTTTTCAGAAGATATGAAAGGTCCGCTTTGGATATAAATTCTCAAAGAACAGCGGGTAGCCCATTTAGATTCTTGTATATCAAGCTGGAATCTGCTAATCCAATACAGCCTTTTATGGATGAGGGTGGGTTTATGAGTGGTGATTTTTCTATAAATTATACCTATACTCGTGATGTAGATCAAGGAAACTCGGATTCTGGAAGATACATTTAAAATTTGAATTATATTAGTTTAATGCTATGATTCTATATGAGGAAGCAAGTTTTAGCTTTTTTTGTTTTAATTTTAAAATAAAATAAGGTGGTGAAATAAAAAAATGGCTACAAATACAAAGAACGTAATCGTCGGTGCAGCAGCACTGTTTACTAGCGTTGGTAATAACTCTAATACTTTTGGTCGTCCAGATACGTATCCAGCAACTCTTAAGGGTCTTTTTTCAGCAAATACTCCAGCACGTCAGTCACTTCTTGCGTCAGCAGGAGCATCTAACGGCGGATATCGTGAAGTTGGTTACACAAATACAGGACTTGAGATTTCATACGAGCCAGTATATGGTGAAGTAGTAGTTGATCAGCTTTTGGATGCAGCTCGTCTTTTCAAGCAAACACTTAAAGTAATGCTTAAGACAGAACTTACAGAAGCAACACTTGAGAACCTTCAGTTCTCATGGGGTCAGATGGATTCTTATTTTGTTGCAGATTCTGCAAGCACAGTAAATTCAGTCCCATCATTGGTAAATAATGATTCTAACATAGTGACAACTCCTGATGTTCCAGCAGCAACACTGAATATTGCAGCAGGTGCACTAGGTGATGCTCCAGTAGAGCGTGTACTTATCGCAGTTGGACAAGCTCCAGCTCAAATTGGTACATCTGCTCAGTTTGCAGACCCAAGTGTAGGTACTGGTTCAACTGTAATCAGTCCTTCAGCATCATCTCCTACTACTGTAAATCGTAGTAAAGAGCGTGTTTATGTTGCACGTCGTGTTGTTTCTATTGATACAACAATGCATGCATTGAAGCGTGATGCAGCAACTGTGTTCCCAGTGAACTTCCGTTGCTTGCCTGATTCTGACTATAAGTATGCAGGTGCAGAATATGGTGTTGTTATTGACCGTGTATACGGCACTAACTAACATATAAATACAACTTAATATAGAATTTCAAGCCCCGTCAGAAATGGCGGGGTCTTGAATTTGTATCTGTATATAATATTGGTATAATTTAACTAATAAACAAAGGAGCTATAAAATGGCAACAACAGTATATGACATTGTAGAGATTGAACTGAGTGATGGAACCAACATCACGCTAAAGCCACTTCCTATTAAGCAATTAAGAAAGTTTATGGAAATTGTAAATTCTATGGGAACTGATGAAAATAAAACCGAGCTTGACGCTATGGATCAATTTGTAGAAGCAGCACTTGTATGTGTAGAAGGGTTGGGAAGATCAGACCTAGCTACTAAAGATAAATTTGAGGAAGTAATTGATACTCCTACAATGATGAAAATCCTTGAAGTTGCGGGTGGACTAAAGTTGTCTGACCCAAACCTTCTGGGGGCGGCTCTAGTTGGGACGAACTAGATCTAAGCTCCTTAGAGTCTGAAGTTTTTGCCCTAGGTCATTGGAAAAATTTTGATGAGCTAGAAGCAAATCTTTCTATCCAAGAACTTAATGCTTTAATAAAATCATTAAGAGAAAAGGAAGAAAGGCAAATGAAGTTCCAAGCAGCTATGGCTGGTGTAGATCTTGAAGAAGGATCTAAAGAACCAGAAGATGTTACGAAACTTCAAAATGCTTATACTGCATCAAAAGAAGGTTTTGGTGTCGGTGAAGGACTTGGCTTCATGTCATTAGAATAAAGGGGTGAGAGTACAACTTGGCAAAAATAGAATTAAATATAGTTGCTCTTGGTGATTTCTCTGCAGTCAATGCTCAAATTAAAGCACTTCAGTTACAAGTTGATGCACTTAATAAAGGTGTTGCTGGTGTAGGTTTAGGACCCGCTCTTACTAAAGATCTAGCTGCTGCACAAGCAGCCTTTAAATCAACAATGTTGTCCACTGGTCAATTTACTGCACAAACAGTAAAAATGGCTTCAGAAACAGAAAAATTTGGACAAGCATTAGTTGCGGGTAAATTAAAACTTTCTGATTACTTTAATATAATTACTGGTAAAGCAGGTCAAGCAACTGCATCAATGAATGCACTTGCTGAATCACAAATAAGATTACAAAATTCTATAGTTGTTAAAAATAAACAGGGCTTTTTAGATGTATATACTCCAACAGCATTTAATTCAGTAGCTCAAGCAGAAGAACTTGTAGCTATGAAATCTGCATTAATGCAAAAAGCTATTAATGGTGGATCAACTGCATTAATTAATTTTGGTAAAAATACACAATGGGCAGGTCGTCAGCTAACAGTCGGTTTAACAATGCCTATGGTTATGTTTGGTGCAGCAGCAGTTAAATCATTTCAAGCTACAAATGTTGAATTAACTAGATTACAAAGACTTTATGGTGAAGGTCTTACTCCACCAAGTCAAGCACAACTTAATGCAATTTCAAGTCAAGTACTTACTCTTGGAAAACAAATTGCACAAACAATGGGAATTGCACAAACTGAAACTGTTAAAACTGCAGCAAATTTTGCTGCTATGGGTAAACAAGGTCAAGATCTTTTAAACATAGTAACTCAAACTGAAAGACTTTCTAAACTTGGAGGAGTTGATTCTCAGCAAGCAACAAATGCAATAGTTGCTTTGCAAAATGTTTATAAAGTTAGTACAAATCAACTTGCTGATGCTGTAAACTTTTTATCAGATGTTCAGAAGCAAACCACAATGTCTCTTTCTGATATGACAGATGCTATTCCAAAAGTTGGTCCAATTATGCAACAATTGGGCGGAACATATAAAGATACTGCTGTTATGTTGCTTGCTATGCGTGAGGCGGGAATTCCAGCAGCACAATCTGCTAACGCATTAAAATCTGCAATGGCATCTATAATTGCTCCAACATCTGCAGCGACAAAAGAATTTGCTTCATTTGGTATAAATTTAAATGCTATTAAAGATGCTGGTGGACCAGTACAAATGATTCAGCAGTTGCAAGAAGGTCTTTCAAAACTTACACCACTTGTAAGAGAACAACTTATTGAAAAATTATTTGGTAAGTTTCAATTTGCTCGTGTATCAGCACTTATTGAAAACTTTGGTAAAGCGGGCAGTCAGACTATTAATGCTTTAAAAGTTGCTGGAGCAACATCAACTGAACTTGCAAATCTTGCTAATCAAGAAATGAAACAGGCAACATCTTCAGTTTCTGCAAAATGGACAAGAGCACTAGAAGGGTTTAAAGCAACACTATATCCAATTGGTCAAAAGTTTGTTGAAATGGGATCAATTATTCTTAATGTTGCAAATAAGATTGGCAATGCATTTAGTAAATTGCCTTCTCCATTAAAAGGATTTTTTGGATTTATTGTTATGGGTGCAGCAATTGCTGGACCACTTATCATGTTAACTGGTTTGTTATCTAACTTTGCGGGATATTTGCTAAAAGGTGTAGGCTTAGTTCATAAATTAGCAACTGGAGGAATGACATTAAAAGAACTATTAACACCAGAAATTATTGCATCACAAAAAGCAGCAGAACTATTTTCAAATCAAATAGCCAATGATGTTAATGCTGTAGATTTATTTCAACAAGCTGTTGAAAGACTCACCGCATCACTAGCTGGAATGTCTGGTGCTATGGTTACTGGCACTGGAGATGTTGCTACAAAAGTTGCAGCGACAACAGCATTAGCAAATAAAAATCCTAATTATGCTATGTATGGTGCTATGACAGCTCAAGAATACGGTTTTCTTGCTAGACAAGGAACACTTGGAGTAACTGGTCAATATAAAGCAGGCAAAAATGCAAATCCAGCATTTCAAAAACTTGATGCAAATACAACAGTTTATTCAAAACCAACAACTGGTGTTTTTGCTAAACCAGTACTTGGTGCATCAAATACAGCACTTGCAAATGGAGGAGTTGAGTCACAAGCATATCTTAATGCTATGACTGAAGTTACAGGAGAAACTAAAGATTTTGCAAAAAAATATAAAACTAGTACAAGTTTGTTTTTAGATGCATTAACGCAACAAACGATAACACTTCAAGATGGAACAAAAAAAGCAGTATTGACTGATGATCAGGCTTATGCTCTTAAAGAAGAACTTAATATGGCTTTTGAAAAAGAGATATTAAGTTTAGGTGTAGTTAATGATATGAATAATCCGTTGGCAGCAGTTGAAAAAGATGTAATGATAAAACTTGAAAAAATGGCTGCTGAAATAGGATTAAGTGAAGAAGAGCTTCATGCATTAACTATGCAAATGAGAATGGGTATGAGTAACGTTTTTGAAGATGTTAATAGAGGTGGCGGAGGACACGTTTGGCTCGGAGGAGAAGGAACTGGACTTGAAAGATTTAAGATAGAACTTACAGGAATTGAAAAAGAAAACATACAGTTCTGGCATTCATTTAATGAAGAAGCAAAAGCAGCGTGGGAAAAAGTTCTTGTTGACATGCGTGGTGCTGGAACACAAATTGTAGAATATCAAAGTGCATTAGGCGAAGCTGCAGCAACAGCATTTACAGAATCTGAAATTGCAATGTTAAGAAAATTAAATCCACAGTTATTGCAACAATCTGTAATAT